TACCAGTTTCATCAGCTCCTTGGTCGGCGGGCTCATGTCCTTGAATCCCTGGCCGAAGGGCACCACCGTGAATCCCATGCCCTCGAGGTTCTGCACCATCTGCACGGCCCCCCAGCGGTCGAATGCGATCTCGCGGATGTTGTACTTCTTGCCGAGCTCGCCGATGAACTGCTCGATGTAGCCGTAGTGGACCACGTTTCCCTCGGTGGTCTGGATGTCACCCCCGCGTTCCCACACGTCGTAGGGCACATGGTCGCGCCTCACGCGCAGTCCCAGCGTCTCCTCGGGGATCCAGAACCAGGGGAGGATCATGTACTTGTCCTCCTCATCCCTCGGGGGGAATACAAGCACGAAGGCGGTGATGTCTGTGGTGGAGGAGAGGTCGAGCCCCCCGTAGCAGACCCTGCCCTCGAGCTGTGCGGCATCGACGGGGAAGTTGCACTGGTCCCACTTCTCCATCGGCATCCAGCGCACCGCCTGCTTGACCCACTGGTTGAGCCTGAGCTGGCGGAAGATGTTCTCCTCGCCCGGGTTCTCCCGTGCACTGTCGCAGGCCGCCTTCACCTTCTCGATCTTGATGGTATGCCCCAGTGACGGGTTGGCCTTCTTCCAGGTCGCGGGATCGGTCCAGTCGTCCTCCTCCTCGGAGCCGTAGATCACCGGGTAGAAGGTCTTGTCGTGCTTTCTTCCCCCAAGGATGTCCCCGGCCTTCTGGTGCTGCTCGTGGCAGATGGAGTGCTGGTCGGTGCCTGCGGTGGTGATCAGGAAGAACAGCGGCTGGGCCCTGGCATCGCCGGAGCCCTTGGTCATGACATCGAAGAGCCTGCGGTTGGGCTGGGTGTGCAGCTCGTCGAAGACGACCCCGTGGATGTTGAACCCGTGCTTGGAGTATGCCTCGGCGGAGAGCACCTGGTAGAAGCTGTTGGTCGGCAGGTAGACGATCCGCTTGGTGGCCGCCAGGATCTTGACGCGCCGGTTCAGCGAGGGGCTCATCCTCACCATGTCGGCCGCCACCTCGAAGACGATCGAGGCCTGCTGCCGGTCGGCCGCACACCCGTACACCTCGGCGCGTTCCTCGAAGTCCCCGCAGGTGAGCAGCAGCGCAACCGCCGCGGCAAGCTCGCTCTTGCCGTTCTTCTTGGGGATCTCGATGTAGGCGGTGTTGAACTGCCTGTACCCGTCTGCCTTCACGATGCCGAACAGGTCGCGGATGATCTGCTCCTGCCAGGGAAGCAGCAGGAATTGCTTTCCCGCCCATACTCCCTTGGTGTGGCACAGGCACTGGATGAAGAACACAGCCCGGTCGGCCTTCGTCTTGTCGTAGGTCGAGTCCTTGTCCATGAACGGCGTGGGCGTGTAGTTCTGTAATTTCGGCATTGGTCCTTCCATTCCCCGGGGCAAACAAAAAGGACCCGGTGCGGGTCCTTGCGTGCGATTGGTGCTTGTTGTCAGTTGTACGTCTTCATCAGGCTCTCCAGGGCCAGACGGGTGTCTTCATCCCGGGGCCTGATGTCCCAGCCCCTGTCATAGTTGCATACGACGTTGCCTTTCCTCTTGAGCATCAGCTTGGAAATCCTTCCCCCGTCGATCCCGTAGTCCGAGCCCTCCCCGTATACCTTGATGCAGTACCTGAAAACGCTCTTCCCGATCTCCAATGTTCCTTCTTCCCACATGGTGTTGCCTCCGTATTCGTTTCGTTGGTGTATATATCGCTCAAATCGGAAACTATAGCAACCATATACAGGGCAATAAGTTAAAGATATACACAATTGGTTTAGGGGGGTTCCGTACTGCAGGCGGGGAAGGCACTGTCAGCTTTCGCCGGTGAGGATGAAGTGCACGTATTCCCTTGTGTTGCCCCCCTCGAGGTAGTCGGCGAGTTCCGCAAGTCCCATCCGGGATGCGATCCACTGGACCGCCCCCGTGTTGAACATGTTCGTCAGGCCGCTGTCGCGCACCCGGAGGATCTGTTCCTTGATTTTCTCAGTCATCGCCGTCCCCCGTCATGTGCATCACCGCCTGCCTGAGGATCGCCTCGTCGAAGCCGCAGTCGCGGTAGCCGTCGAGGATGCCGGCGTAGTACCGCACACCCGGCGTCGCAAGCGGAAATCCCTCGTTCATGACGTAGGCCATCGCCACCAGCTCATCGCCGTCGAGGCTGACAATCACGTTCTCCTTGCGGTACAGGTGCGGGTACCCTTCGTACCCATCCAGCGATTTCTCGCACCGAGCGGTGATCTCCCACAGGAGGGCAGGTACGCTCGATCCCTTCTTCCTCTCGATGGTGGCCACACCGCTGTGCCGGCCTCCCCTGAACAGGAGCCGGTAATCCCTTAGTGTCGTGGTTCCGATGACCGCCGCATCAGGACACCTCACCGCCATCTGCTCGAGGTTCATGTTGCTCCCATAGGCCAGGTAGACTTTCTTCATTGTTGCTTCACTCCTTCAATCGTTTTCCACCACCCCAAGGGCGGTCGTCCCGCCCTCTGATGCACACAGCCCGCAGTTTCTTCAGGCTGCAACCCTCCTGCGCCATGCGGCCGAGCCGGAGAGGCGCTTGGTGAGGTGTTCGCGGCAGGCCCTGTACTCGTCGCCGATGAAGCCGATGCGGTTGAGGTAGGTGCGCATCGCGAACTTCTCGTTCTCGACCTGCGGCTTCCTGGTGCTCGCCGAGCTCTGCGTGAGCGCCTGGCTGTTCAGCGCGAGGGCCAGGAGGATGTAGCTCCTGACCTCCCCTGCGTGGAGCGTGCTGTTGAAGCCCCTGAGCTCGACGGTGCGCTGTCCGTGGAAGAAGGAGTGCAGGTTGAGGAAGTGGTAGCGGCTGTTGTGGTAGTGGGTTTCCCTGCTTCCGCAGTATCCTGCATACCAGATCTCCTCGATCTCGGCGAAGGTGGTCGGCTTCCTGCGGTTCATGGTGGCCACAAGCTGCCCGTCCATCTTCCTGCAGTAGTGGGAGCGCTCGGCCTCGATGCCGAGGGCCTTGTAGAAGAGGTCGTCCCGTGCGTGGATGATGTTCACAAAGTTGCGGATCGAGCGGGGTGTGTGGTCCCCTCCGTCGAGGTGGATGTGGATGCCGCAGGAGTTGTTGGTGAAGGCACCGGCCTTGCGGAGCGCCCTGACCACCTCCTGCAGTCTCCCGATGTCACCCTCGTAGGTGAGGATCGGGCTGACCAGCTCGACGCTGTAGAGCCGTGAGGCGCTTTCCCTGGTGCCGCCTCTCCTGGTCTCGCACCGGATCGATCCGTCCATCGTGAACTTCCAGATCCTGCCGTCAGCCTCCCTGAGCTCATAGGTGTCGTAGTAGGAGCCGCTGTAGTCCAGCTCCCCGCCGAGCACCGCCAGGGCGGCCTGTGCAGCGTCCCTGCGCGTAAGCCCCGTCATCTCGATCTCGATCCCGAAGTGTGCCGTCTTGTCCATCGTCTGCCTCCCTTTGGTGTGTCTCTGTTCGTACTGTAGTAATCACTCAAGGGGGGGTATATAGCAAGTGTATATATCAAAATAAGATACACTATATTATTATGTGCTGCAGGATTGCAGTTTTCGGTTGCTATTCTTCGGGTTCTGGACGAAAATGCACCAGGTGTCGGGCAGGGGTGCCGTCAATGAGACACCTCTGGAGGATTCCTTGGTGGAAAGCAGTACCGTATTCACGATGTATGATGAACCCGTTCCCGGGACGTTGGACGGCATCGACATGAAAGCATTCCACCTCTTGTTGGGTGGCGGCACGATCGACCCGGTCAACCCGTCGCTCACCGTGGTGGGACTCGAGGCGGGCGGCAACCCTGATGAGGCGGGCATCCTCTTCCTGGAGCTCAGCCCGCTTGACCGGCGGGTGCTGGAGGTCGGCAGGGCCTTCCAGGGGGATATGCCGGATCTTGTGCTGAACCTCGGGCCGCTGTTTGCGCTGATGGGGCGAACCTGTCCCTCCCTGCTGCTCCCGCCCACGATGCTGTCGCCTCCGCTTGTGGGGAAGCTGTACCAAATGTTCTTCCGTTCCCGCAACGGCGGGTGGCGCCTTCTCGAGGGTGTCCGGTTGCATCCATACGATCCCTTCAGGCGGGTGGGGAGGGAGCTGAGGGCGCAGCAGAAAGCATCAGGACCCTTGGAGAACCGCAGGCTTGAAAGCCGGGAGGCATCGGAACTGGCATCCCTGCTGCTCGAGGAAAGAGCCGTCGATATGGAATGGAAGGCCTTCATCCTTACGTGGGACGAGGTTTGCCGGTCCGCCGTCGATGCGGATCCTTCGGCCCCCGTGATGAGCCTGAAGGATTTCCTTTCCTTCCATAAGGGGCTGCAGGCGACCTGCCGCCTCAAATGGGGGAAATAATCACCCAAAGAAGGATGGACGGCAAAGTGCATGTGTCAAAACAAGAAACACCATCCCCATTCAGTGCCCGGCATCGGCTCTGCTGGCTTTTTCCCTTGCATCCCAGGTTGCAATCCTGCACAATGCACGGATGTTCCCGCACATGTCGGGAGCAATCAGGAGGTTGGCTTTGGGCTTTGACCAGTCTTTCATCAAGTTGCATGACGTCCCGTCGGGAAGGACGCTGGGATCCATTGACACGGATGATTTCACCGTGTTGCTGGGGTGCGGGGTCGTCGACCTTTCCAGGCCACAGCTTACCGTGGTCGGCCTTGAAGGAAAACCGGATGCGCCTGAGTTCCGTCTCGTCCGGATGCTGCTCGGTCCGTTCAGGCGGAAGGTATGGGAAGTGGGTACGGTACCCGGCAGTGCCGATAGCCCGACCCCTGACGACCTGCTTCCCTTGCTCGGCCTGCTCTGGGGTGATTGCCCCACCTTGCTGCTGTCACCGGCGATCCTCACCAGGGAGGAAGCGGAATCGGCATATGCACGGCTCCTCGGGTCGCTTGATGACGGCTACCGTCTGCTGCAGGCCGTGAGGAGGCATCCCGCCGATCCGGTCGGGAGAATCAGGGATGCGGGGTTGTACCGTGGTGAAGGCGGAGAGCCACTCTCCCCCGACAGGGCTCTCACCGGGGATGAGGCTGAGGAACTTGCGGGCCTCCTGTTGGAGCCTGTGGCGAACGACCGTGAGCTGGATGCCTTCCTCGGGGCCTGGGATGGCTCGGTCAGGAAACGGAGATGGGACTTGGGGCTGCTGCCTTTCATGACGATGGGAACCAGGGAATTCTGCTCCCTGTTTTCCGACCTCCTTCGTTCCTGCCGCACCATGGCAACGCTTCAGGACCGCTGACTGTGCCGGGAAGAACCCTCCTGTATGCAGTGGGGTGGGGCTGACCCTAAAATATCTTGTTGCGGGGGATCTCCTCGTCCAGTCTCCTGACCAGATCGATGCCCGGCACCACGCCCAGCGTCGATCCGGTCTCCCATGCAACGTGCATGGTACCGATGTCGTCCACCTGGATCACGACTCCCTTGGTCCCCTTGGGAGGGGCCTGCACGTCATCCATTTCCACCAGCTCGACGGTACACCCCTCGGGGTACTGTTGCCTGAGAACCTCGATGCGCTTCCTGTTCATCTCATCCATGGTACATCCTCCCGTCCATCAAGCATTGATTGCCTGGATCCGACTGAATGGCAAGCCCCATGCCCTAGGGATTTGCCAAGGCATCCAGGATGAGGCGCATTTGGCGCTGGTACTGGTCGTAGCGCTGCCTGAAAAGCGGCAGGTCGTTCTCCCCGTAGTCCAACAGCTTGTCGGCATCCGCCTCCGGTATGCAATACAAACCGTTTTCGTAGGACCAATCCAGGGCGGGGAAGGCGGGGATCGGCGGGGCCTCCGGTGCCATCGAGACCAGGACTTCCCGATACGGGTCATTTTCCTGTACCGTTGGCATGCTCGTGCAGGCGGCCAAGACGGTCAAGACGGCCGGCAACATCGCCGCTTTCAGGAGGATCGATCCTCTCGGGTGTCTTCTCGCCGGTGATGGCGGTGATCTTCTGCTGCATCTCATTGATTGTTACCAGCTCCCTGTCTTTCCGCTCGGCTGCATCCTCTGCCTTCCTCACATCCTGCCTGAGGCTTTTTGCCTTGGATGCCTGGAATCTTGTGATCCCCAGCAGTCCCAGGATGATGAGGATCAGCATCTGCATGATTTCATTCATCGGCTTTTCCCTCCATGAACCGCCTTACCAGCGGCTTCCAGAACGCCATGCAGGAGGGAAGCTGCAAAAGGTAGATCGCCACCGTGTACAGGACCACCAGGTATGGCGTGTGGTTCAGGTCCCCCGCTGGTGTGGATGCCGGGGCTACCCGGTAGGCAACGAACGCGAAAGCTGCAGAGCAGGCGAGTGCGACCAGCCTGATCTCGGTTTCGCTTGCCCCGTCGCGTCTCACTCTCTTCTTGTAGAGCTCCATCGCCAGGCCCAGGAACGCGGCGAAGGCGAGCAGTATTGCAGTGAGTGTCATCCCCTCTCCCCCTTGCCGCCGAGCAGCGACAGGAAGTACTCGTCCATCTTTGCTTCCTGTTCCTCGCTCTCGCCGTTGATCTCATGCGTGCGAAGCGACTTGAAGATGACCTTGTCATTCTCCAGGGCCATGACCAGGCCCATCTGGATCCTGCCCATGGTGGCCTTGATCTCCCTGATGTCCTTGGCATAGGACAGCCTGTCGTCGCTTTTCTTCGCAAGCCGGTTGAGCAGCCACAGCACGATGCCCCCCGAGCCGAACAGGCATACCGAGAGTGTGGTGACCAGGGTGTTCTCATCCATCGGCGGCCTCCGTTGGGGCGACTTCCCCGTAGGTGTATTCCAGTCCGTCGCGTTGCACGGCGACCCCGGCGGTGGAGCCGGTGAGCTCGATGTACCGCCTGACGATCACGTCGCAGTACTTCTCATCCAGCTCGATGGTGCGGCAGGCACGCTCGGTCTGCTCGCAGGCGACCAATGTGCTGCCGCTGCCGCCGAACGGGTCGAGCACCAGGGCGCCGCTCATCGACGAGTTCATGATCGGGTAGGCCAGAAGCGCCACCGGCTTCATCGTCGGATGGTCCCCGTTCTTCCTGGGCTTGTCGAATTCCCAGATGGTCGATTCCTTCCGCCCTGTGTACCACCTGTGCCTGCCCTTCTTCTTCCATCCGAAGAGCACCGGCTCGTGCTGCCACTGGTAGGGCGATCGGCCGAGCACCAGCGACTGCTTCTTCCAGATGCAGGTGCCCGACAGCTGGAAGCCCGCCTCGCTGAAGGCCTTGCGGAAGTTCAGCCCCTCGGTGTCCGCATGGAACACGTAGATGGAGGCGTCGTCCGCCATGTGGGCCTCGGTGTTCGTGAAGGCGTCCAGCAGGAACCGGGCGAAGGCATCATCGGCAAGGTGGTCGTTTTTGATCCTGCCCGCCTGTCCCTCGTAGTTGACGTTGTAGGGTGGGTCGGTGACCACCAGGTTCGCCTTGGAGTCCGCCATCAGGAGGGAGAAGGTCTCGGCCTTGGTGCTGTCACCGCATACCAGGCGGTGCCTTCCCAGCTTCCACAGGTCCCCGCTCCTGGTGATTGCAGGCTTTCCCAGCTCGGAGGCCACGTCGAAGTCGTCGTCGTGCACCCCGTCGGCGAGCGAGTCCTTGAACAGGTCGTCGATCTCGGCCGGGTCGAAGCCGGTGAGCGAGACGTCGAAGTCCTCTCCCTGCAGCTCGGTGATGAGAAGGGCCAGCTTGTCCTTGTCCCACTCGCCGCTGATCCTGTTCATGGCGATGTTCAGGGCCTTTTCCTTGTCGGTGTCCAGCTCTACGAGGATGCAGTCCTCCTCGTCCACCCCCATGTCCTTGAGGACGTTCAGCCTCTGGTGGCCCGATATGAGTAAGCGGGCAATAAATCAATATTTCATCTAAAAGGCGTTAGCGCTAGACTGAATGTAGAATTCAGTAGGACGGTGAAGTAAATGGTATATACAGAAGAAGAGAAGCTGGCGCATGTGGAAAGAG